TGACCAACAGCACGGGGTTTGCGCAGACTGTCAAGACTTCTGCCGGTACGGGAATCTCTGTGCCCAACGGCGCTCGGATGACGCTACGCTGTGACGGCACTAACGTGCTGGAGGCGCAGACGTATTTTGGTTCATTGACGCTCGGCGCGGCGCTGCCAATTACTTCTGGTGGTACGGGCTCAACATCCACCACGTACTGCTCCCTTACAGCCAATGTGACCGGGACGCTTCCTGTCGGTAACGGTGGCACTGGTGCTACTACGCTGACCGGCGTTCTCAAAGGTAACGGAACTTCGGCGTTCACTGCGGCCACTGCGGGAACAGATTTTGTGGCCCCAGGCACGGCAACGACTTTTACGGCCAAGCAGACGTTTACTGGTTCGGCCAGCACGTTGAGTTCAAAGCTGGTCAATGCGCTTGAGACCGTGACGGTTTCCGCCACGGCTGCTACAGGCACCATCAACTACGATGTAACTACGCAGTCTGTTCTGTACTACACAACCAATGCTTCGGCTAACTGGACCGTAAATTTTAGAGCCTCAAGCGGAACAAGTCTTGACACCGCGATGGCGACGAGTGAGTCGGTGACAGTTGCTTTCCTTGTGACCCAAGGAGCTACCGCTTATTACAACAGCGCGGTGCAGGTCGATGGTGTATCGGTAACACCCAAATGGCAAGGTGGTTCTGCGCCCACGGCGGGAAATGCGTCAAGCATTGACGTTTACACATACACCATCATAAAAACCGGCGCAGCAGCTTTCACGGTTTTGGCCGCTCAAACTCAGTTTAAGTAAGGAGCAACTAATGCCTTTGCTTGTAACTCGCGGAGCAGCCTCCGCCAGAGGCTTTGGGATGTTTGGCGCGTCAGGTATTTCTATTGATTACCTTGTCATTGCTGGCGGCGGCGGTGCTGGTGGAAATATAGGTGGCGGCGGCGGAGCCGGAGGCTACCTTACTGCGACGTCTTTCCTATTAGCCAGAAACATTGCGCATACTATAACTATAGGGGCTGGAGGCGCTGGCGGTAATCCAACTATCTTTGGTAACAAAGGTAATAACAGCATTTTGGCTAGTATTACTGCAGAAGGAGGTGGCTTTGGAGCGGCTGCAGGCACTGGTAGCGGAAATGGTGGTTCTGGCGGCGGTGGTTCTTTTGGAACTGCTGGCGGCACCGCGACTTCAGGACAGGGAAACAACGGGGGCTCATCTGCTAGTTCGTCGTTTGGTAGCGGTGGAGGAGGCGGCGCTGGTGCGGTAGGCGCAACTGCAAACGCACTTACTGGTTCCCCATTAACTGGAGCAGGTGGAAATGGTGGCACAGGTTTGGCGTCATCCATTACTGGAACATCGGTAACTCGCGGCGGCGGTGGCGGCGGTGGTGGTGTAACCGCAGTGGGTGGCTCTGGAGGCTCTGGAGGTGGCGGGCAAGGTGGAACGGGAATTACCACCGCAGGAATTGGGGCGGCAGGTACGGTAAATACTGGAGGCGGTGGCGGTGGCGGGGGTAATTGCCAAACCAATAGCACTTTTGAAGCTGGTGGCGCAGGCGGTTCTGGCGTAGTCATTATTTCTTCCCCTCAGGCAGCAGCCTCGACCACAGGTTTTCCCACAGTGACAACATCTGGTCCCAACACCATATACACCTTTACCGCCTCTGGCACTATCACGTTCTGAGGACAACATGGCTCATTTTGCTCAACTAAACGATCAGAACACTGTCCTTCAAGTTATCGTTATCCACAACAACGAACTGCTGGACAACGGTATGGAGTCTGAAGCCAAGGGTATTACGTTCTGCCAATCCCTGTTTCCCGGCACAAGCTGGGTGCAGACGTCCTACAACGCAAACATCCGCAAAAACTACGCTGGCATTGGGTTTACATACGATGCCCAGCGCGATGCGTTCATCCCTCCAAAGCCTTTCCCGTCATGGGTGTTAAACGAAACTACATGCCAGTGGGCATCCCCTGTGCCGTACCCACAAGATGGCATGCAGTACGCGTGGGATGAGGCGCAACAAAATTGGGTGACCGCCTAAACTAGACCAAGCCAATGGAAATTCCTAAGCTCACTCCTGTTGTTCAGTTCTGCACCGCTGCATTTGCATTGGCGGTGGGGGGATTTACTGCTGGAGATAAGTTTGGGTGGTGGTCAACGGAAAAACCAATTCTTGAGTGGGCACCTGAACACTTCAAGATCCAACCTGCCAAGGTTAACGCCCCCATAACAGTGCAGGTGGCCCGCATAAAGCGGCGTGACGACTGCTCAGTTGAAGGCTTTTTGCCCACGGTGCGTGATGCATCTGGAATGATCCATGCAGCCACGCCGAGCATGTCAAAATTCACCGGCCCTGCAAGCCCAGAGGTTGACACCTTTACTTACCAACTGACAATGTCCCCCAAGGACAAGATCGCGCCTGGGGTGGCTACGCTGCTTGCAACGATCACGTACAAGTGCCCCGAGGGGCAGAGAACGGTGACGTATCCCAAGCACAAAAACCTGACCTTTATATTGGAGAAGTAAATGCTGTCACTCCTCTCCACCCTTGGTGGCCTGCTGATTTCTGGCTTGCCTAAACTGTTGGACTACTTTCAGAACAAGGCCGACCAGAAGCATGAACTGGCGCTTGCTCGTGTTCAAACGGAGCGAGAACTACAACTTGCGGCTCAAGGCTTTGCTGCCCAGGCCCGCATGGAAGAGATCCGCACCGACCAAGTGGCGATGCAGACTGAAGCGCAGATGACAGAGGCGGCGCTCAAGCATGATGAGAAGGTTCTGGAAAAAGCCAGCAGGTGGGTTGCCAACTACGTGGGCACTGTTCGCCCTACAGTCACCTACATCTTCATCCTTGAGCTTGTTGCCATCAACGCAGCCATCGCGTGGTACGCATTTAACCAGCCTGGGCTGATCAAGGATGTGGACAGCTTGATCCGCGTGACCGCCGTAATTTTCTCGGATGATGAGATGGCGATGCTGGGGGCTGTGGTTGGCTACTGGTTTGGAACAAGAAGCTGGAGCAAAAAGTGATTGGGCTCTACGCAATAGTTTATGTACCAACAAACCGTGCGTATGTTGGCAGTTCTATTGACATCAAAAGACGAGTCAAAGAACACATGAGCGATTTGCGCCACAGCAAACACCATTGCATTTACTTGCAAAACGCATGGAATAAGTACGGTGCAGGTCAGTTTGTTATCAAAACCCCAACACTTGTTGATGGCGTTGCGCAGGCGCGAGAGCTTGAGCAAGCATTCTTGGACTGTTTTCTTGTTGAGTTGTTCAATACAAAACCAACCGCAATAGGTGGAGCTTACGGGGATTACAGCCCTGCCAAGCGCCCTGATTGGCACATGAAGACAGTCATGCAACGGCTGTCGCCAGAAGAGCGCAAAGCAAGGTACGGGAAAACCAAGGGCTCAAAACGTGATGGCGCTTCTTACGTGGTTGGCGCAGCAAAACGCCTGACTGACCCTGACTATCGGGCTAAACTTAGTGCGGCGTGTAAGGGCAAAAGGCAGGTGTTGAAGTGCCCGCACTGCGAGGTCGAGGGTGGCGGCGGGAACATGCGCCGTTATCACTTTGACAAGTGTGGGAACAAGAAGTGAAGCTCAGCAAAGTTGGCGCTGATCTGATGCACCGATACGAAGGGTATCGGACGAGGCCGTATCTTTGCCCTGCCCACATCTGGACTATCGGTTACGGCCATGTGCTGTACCAAGAGCAGATCAGACTTCCTGTTGCGCGGGTAGGCGATTACACTGGGCTCACCCGCAAGGAGTACCCGCTGCGCCCAGAGGACAACCGGGCCTGGAGCAAGGATGAGATTGAACAGCTATTCAGCGAAGATGTTGCATCGTTTGAACGTGGTGCTCTTCGACTGTCTCCTAATCTGGCTGATCGTCAAGGCGCATTTGACGCTGTGGTCTCTTTTGCGTTCAACGCTGGGCTAGGCAACTACCAGCGCAGTACCATCCGCATGAAGAACAACCGGGGCGAATTTGAAGCTGCTGCCGACGCCTTCATGATGTGGACAAAGGGTGGTGGCCGTGAACTGCTGGGGCTGGTAAAGCGCCGCAAAGACGAACGTGCGCTGTTTTTGGGGTAACCATGCCGCTCAAGAAGATTACACTCAAGCCCGGTGTAAACCGCGAAGGAACCCGCTACTCTACCGAGGGCGGTTGGTTTTCCTGCGACAAGATTCGTTTCCGCTCAGGTCAGCCTGAAAAGATTGGTGGATGGCGGCAGGTTATTAACAATCAATTCCTGGGCATCTGCCGTTCATTGTGGGCCTGGGCTGCGCTTGACGGTACTAGATATGTTGGGCTTGGTACTAATCTTAAGTACTACATTGCACTTGCCGGTGGCGGCGTATACAACGACGTTACTCCGATCCGGGCAGTAACTGCTCCGGGTGATGTTTCTTTTTCTGTGACGGTAGGCTCAAACATAATGACCGTGACAGATGCAAATCACGGTTGCATAACAGGAGATTTTGTTACTTTTAGCGGGGCCACCGGTTTTGGCGGTAATGTCACCGCTGCAGTTATTGACCAAGAGTACCAAGTAACAATCATTGACGTAAATACATACACAGTCATCCTCCCTGTGGTGGCAAATGTGTACGATGACATTTACTTGGACCTTGACTTTGTAACTCCAGACTATGAGATTTGGGAGACCGCAGAGACAGCGGTAGCCACGTACCAGATCAATGTTGGAGACGCTATTCAAGTCCCATTGACAGGGTGGGGTGCTGGCGGGTGGGGGCTTGGCGGCTGGGGTGTTGGCACAACTGGCGCAAATCTTACTAACATACGTGTCTGGAACCACGACAACTTTGGTGAAGATCTAATCTTTGGCCCGATTGATGGGCCGATGTACTACTGGGATCAAACCGCTGGACTAACCGCTCGTGGTGTTGCGCTCACTTCTCTGTCTGGGGCGTCGGATGTCCCAACAGTGCAACATCTTTTGGTGGTATCTGACACTTCTCGGTTTGTGCTGGCATTTGGCTGCAATGATTACGGCTCTGCCACACAAGACACCATGCTCATCCGCTGGTCTGACCAAGAGAGCGCAGTGAATTGGACTCCTTCTGCTACCAACCAAGCAGGCAGTGTGCGCGTGTCTCACGGCTCAAGAATTGAAGCTGTAGCACAAGTTCGCCAAGAGTTTTTGGTGTGGACCGATACCGCCTTGTACTCACTGCAGTACCTCGGCCCGCCGATTGTCTGGGGCACACAGATTCTTTCAGACAACACATCCATCGTCAGCGATAGAGCTTGGGCCACTGCCGCAGGCGTCACTTACTGGATGGGTAACGGCAAGTTCTACCGTTACGACGGTCGAGTTGAAACGCTGGTCTGTGACTTGAGACAGTATGTCTTTAACGACTTAAACATCAACCAGTCACAGCAAATTTTTGCATCGACCAACGAGCAGTTCAATGAGATCTGGTGGTTCTATTGCTCTGCAGACTCTACGGTTGTAGACCGTTACGTTATCTACAACTACA